TCGACCAGCCCCTCCCCAACACGATCCGAAATTCACCAAGACAGTCCGTTTATTACCCGACCAGTCCAAGAGAGTAACTAAAGGTGACCAAAGGTTCCCGAGCGCTCCGAGGGGCAACAGAACCAAGGCTCCACAGCCCTTACTTAAAGGGCGCTTCTAAGGTTGCAGATGTAATCGAGTTATCTGAACTAATCAAGATGCCTCTATTGCCATGGCAGAAGTTCGTATTAACAGACATGCTGCGCGTGGATAAGAAGGGTCAATGGATCCGTAAGACGAACCTGCTGCTGGTTGCTCGCCAAAACGGTAAAACCCATTTAACGCGAATGCTCATCCTTGCCCACCTTTTAAAATGGGACTCCAAGAACATAATCATCGCTTCATCTAATCGCTCGATGGCACTCGATACCTTTCGGCAAGTAGCCCATGTCTTTGAGGCTAATGAGAACCTTATGGCGTTGGTTAAACAGATCCGATATGCCAACGGTACTGAGTCTATCGAGATGAAGGACGGCCGCAGACTTGATGTTGTAGCAGCTACTCGAGACGGCGCTCGCGGTCGTTCTGCCGATGCGCTCTTCCTTGATGAAGTTCGTGAATGGTCAGAAGAAGGCTATCGAGCAGCGATGCCGGTAACTCGAGCCAGACCTAATGCGCACACTTTCCTTACTTCTAACGCTGGCGATGCTTTCAGCGTTGTACTTAATCAGCTCAGAGAAAGAGCGCTGGATAACCCTCCTAAATCCTTTGGCTTTTACGAATACTCAGCGCCTCAGTATTGCAAGATCGATGATCCTAAATCTTGGGCGCTTGCTAACCCTGCTTTGGGTTATATCGTTACTAAAGAGACTTTGGCCGAGTCGGTTGCGACTTCGCCTATTGAAAACACTCGAACAGAGTTGCTTTGCCAATGGATCGACTCCCTAAGTAGCCCTTGGCCTCATGGCATCCTTGAAGATACTAGCGATGCAAGTCTTACGATCCCAGTTGGCGGTTACACAGTCTTTGGCTTCGACGTCTCACCTTCTCGACGCAACGCTTCACTCGTTGCCGGACAAATCTTGGCCGACGGTCGAATTGGAGTTGGGATTTTGCAAACTTGGGAAAGTGCAGTCTCCGTTGATGACTTAAAGATCGCTGCGGATATTAAAGGTTGGGCGGATAACTATCGACCTCGCCAAATATGTTTTGATAAATACACGGCACAAAGCATTGCGGATAAATTAACCAATGCTGGCTGCGTTACTCAGGATATCTCTGGAGCGGCGTTCTATCAGGCTTGCGGTGACTTGCTCGATGGCTTGGTTAACTTGCGTGTGGTTCATTCTGGTCAGGCTAATTGGATCCAGCAGATGAATAACTGCGCAGCTAAAGTAAATGACTCCGCTTGGCGTATCGTTAAGCGAAAGTCTGCTGGCGATGTCTCTGGCGCTATTGCTACTGCAATGGTTGTACACATGCTAGGCAAACCACAACAGGTAGCGGCTATATACACGGAATGACCTACATGTAGTGTATAATTGCACTCTATGGGTATCCTTTCGCGCCTTACAGGTGCAACGCCAAAGTCAAACATCGAAGCGCAAGCTGCTCCGCAAGTCTTAGGCGAGTATTCACCTTATGCGATGCCCTTTCAATTCGCTTACGTCGGCCGTACCGAAGCAATGGGAGTTCCAGCGCTAGCGCGTTGCCGTAACTTACTTGCTGGCACTATCGGCACAATTCCGCTTGAGTTATATAAGAAGTCAACAGGCGAAGAACTTGGGAAACCGCTTTGGCTTGAACAACCTTCATATTCTCAGCCTCGATCAGTAACGATCGCTTACACGGTTGACTCGCTCCTATTCTATGGCCAAGCGTTCTGGCAGGTTGTTGAGACCTATCAAGAGGACGGCCGCCCTTCTCGCTTTGAGTGGATCGCTAACTCTCGCGTAACTGCAACACTTGATAAAGACAATGTATTCGTTCGATCTTATGCAGTCGATGGCCGCACAGTTCCAATGGACGGTCTCGGATCACTCGTAACATTTCAGTCGTTAACTGACGGCATCCTAAATACGGGCACGTCAACAATTCGCGCAGCGCTAGACATCCAGAAGGCTGCCGTTATCGCTGCTGCAACTCCTATGCCTACTGGCTACCTGAAGAACACAGGTGCAGACTTGCCGCCTCAAGAAGTCCAAGGCTTATTAGCTGCTTTCAAGAGCGCTCGCCAAAATCGCAGTACCGCATATTTAACATCTACTCTTGAATACAACACAGTCGGCTTTAGCCCTAAAGACATGATGTACAACGAGGCTATTCAGAACCTAGCGACTGAAATCGCTCGTCTATGCAATGTGCCGCCTTACTATGTCTCAGCGGATCAAAATACAACTATGACTTATGCCAACGTTCAGGATGAGCGTAAGCAATTCCTCACTCTATCTTTGCAGCCTTATGTATCAGCGATCGAGGATCGTCTATCCATGGACGATATCACCGCACGCGGTAATGAAGTTCGCTTTGATATCGATAAGAATTACCTGCGCACAGATCCTCTAGTTGAACTTGAAATCATCCGCAATTTACTTGATCTCCAGTTAATCACCCAAGATCAAGCAATGGAAATGACCGATCTAACACCTAACGGAAATGGTGGAATGCAATGAACGAGATCCTAACCTTCTCGGCAGAACTCACAGCGGATAGCGCAGCGCGTACTATCTCTGGCAAAATAGTCCCATTCGGTGGCGAAGTTGGAAACACTTCCGCCGGTGCAGTTGTCTTTGAGCGCGGCGCGATTAACATTGCCGACACTAGCAAAGTCAAACTCCTATTGGAACATGACCCTAAGCAGCCTATCGGTCGCGCTCAATTCTTTAACGAGACTGAGGATGGCATCTTTGCATCTTTCAAAGTCTCAAAGTCATCACGCGGAACAGATGCGCTAATCGAAGCATCTGAAGAACTTCGTACTGGTCTTTCAGTCGGAGTTATGGTCAATGCAGCAAAGCCTAAGAATGGCGTGTTGTATGTATCGAGCGCAGACCTGCTCGAAGTAAGTTTGGTACAAGCAGCGGCATTCAAGTCTGCGGCAGTAACCGATATAGCGGCATCAGAAGATGAAGCCGTTGAAACCAACCAACCAACAGAAAGCGAGACAGCCACCGTGGAAGAAACCACTTCAGCAGTCGAAGCAACACCTACAGTTGAGGCTGCCGCAGTTGAAGCTGCTCGCCCTGCTGTAACAGCAATGGCTTATTCAAAGCCACGTATCGAAATCACAGCAGCAAAGTACGTTGAAAACACAATTCGCGCAGCAATGGGCGATGAGTCAGCACGCCAGTACATCCGCGCTGCAGACGATACTTCAGACAACGCTGGTCTAGTACCAACTCGTCAACTTCAAGAAATCATCAACCCACTTGGAACAACAATTCGCCCATCGATCGAAGCGATCTCACGCGGAGTTCTTCCAGATGCAGGTATGACTTTCGAGATCCCAAAGATCACAGCAATGCCAACAGTTGCAGTAACAGCAGAAAACGCAGCGTTTTCAGACACAGATCAGAACTCAGCGTTCCTCTCAGTAGATGTTAAGAAGTACGCCGGACAGCAGACATTCTCTGTTGAATTGCTCGATCGTACATCTCCAGCATTCTTCGATGAACTCATCCGCAACATGGGCGCAGCATACGCAAAGGCTACAGATGCAGCAGTTAACGCAGCATTGATCACAGGCGCAACAGCAGACGCAACAACCACAACAACATATCCAACAGCTTCAGAACTTCTCGGAATTGTTGCTCGCGGTGCAGCTTCTGTCTACGGCGCAACACTTGGTCTGCCTAACCCATTCGCTCGCAACATGATCGTTAACACTTCACAATGGTCAAATATCATGACTCTTAACGATGCAGGCCGTCCTATCTACAACGCTGCTAACCCAATGAACGCTGGCGGCGTTGCAACTCCTACAGCTCTACAGGGCAATGTTGCAGGTCTTAACCTCTACGTAACACCTAACACAGCTTCAGGAACCGACACAGATGGTTCTATCATCATCGTGAACCCAGATGCTTACACATGGTACGAGTCACCAAACTACCGTCTCCGCGCAGAGTCAACTGCAAACGGATCAGTAACTATCGGTTACTACGGCTTTGGTGCTATCGCTACTAAGGTCGCAGCAGGCGCGTTCAAGAACAACAAGGCGTAAGCCCATTTAAGTCGCTGGCGGGGTAGTGCCCTTCTACCCCGCCAGTCTTTAGAAAGAAGGAATAATGTCGCTAACAACAGTCGCAGAGTTACGCACCGCCCTAGGCGTTGGCACTCTCTATGCTGATGCGACCCTTCAAGAAGTTTGCGATGCAGCCGATAACGTTCTGCTTCCATTTATTTGGTCTAATACTCTTTCGATTATTGGGCATAGCAACACAGCCAGTACCGGCACTTCATATTTTCAGGACTCTATTGCCGACATTCTATATGTTGGCCAAACCATAGTTATTACTGGCGCTGGATCCAAGCACAATGGATCTAAGACAATTACTGGGATGAATAACCACTCAGTAACTTATGCAATTACTGGCAACAATAACGCAGTAACTCCACGCCATCCGATCAACCCTTACGGCTTACTTACAGCCGAGACTTACCTAGATCCTTCAACAGTTCCAGCGATCCAAGAAGCAAGCCTTATGGTTGCGATCGACATCTGGCAAAGCCGCCAAGCACCATCGAGCGGCGGAGTCACAGTCGATGGATACGCACCAAGCCCTTACCGCATGGGTAATACTCTTATGGCTCGCGTTCGTGGCTTGCTTGCACCTTACCTAGATCCGCGTTCGATGGTTGGCTAACCATGACCGCTGCCATATCCACACTTCGAACAACTATTGCCACAGCGCTAGTCGATAACTCACTTTATTCAGTCTTTGCCTTTCCGCCAGCTACGCCTATCGTCAACAGCGTAGTGATCAGTCCGGCAGATCCTTACGTAACGTTAAGCAACAACAGCAAGAATACGATCTCGCCTTTGGCTAATTTTAATCTAAATATCTTCGTGCCTTTATTGGATAACGAAGGAAACCTAAATGGTATTGAGGAGATGCTAGTTGCAGTATTTAACAAACTAGCGGCATCCTCGATCGTCTATAATGTGGGAGAAGTGAGCGCACCTAGCGTTCTCAATGCTGCATCGGGCGATCTTTTGACTTGCTCAATGCAAGTCTCAGTCCTAACGAGTTGGAGTTAATCATGTCCGAGTGGGAAAAAGAGCAAGAAGCCTTCCTGATTAAGATCGGGCAGGTTGCACCAGCAGCACCAAAACCATCAACTAAGAAAGACGAGGAATAACCTAAATGGCAGTATTTCTAAGCAATAACGTAGGCGTAAAGGTTAACTCCGTTGATCTTTCTGACCACGTAACATCTATCACCCTAAACCGCGCTTTCGATGAACTCGAAGTTACAGCAATGGGAGACTCAGGCCATAAGTTCGTAAAGGGTCTAGAAGCCTCATCAGTAACTATCGACTTCCTCAACGACACAGCATCAGCAAACGTTCTAGCAACTTTGCAAGCTGCTTGGGGTACTTCAGTAACAGTCGTACTTCTTCAGACAAAGGGAACAGCAGTCTCAGCGACTAACCCTCTTTACACAATGACTTGCCTAATCAACAACACAACCGATATTAACGGCGCAGTTGGCGATCTTGGCACACAGTCAGTAACTTGGACAGTTAACGGCACAGTAGCCGTTGCATCAACTGGCTCATTCTAATAACTAACTAAGGGGCAAACATGGCAAAACTAAAGGTAACAAGGGCAGACGGAAGCGTTAACGAGTACCAGATCACTCCGGCGATCGAGTACGCCTTCGAGCAATATGCGAAGAAGGGCTTCCATAAAGCCTTTAGGGATGACGAAAAGCAGAGCGATGTATATTGGCTTTGCTGGGAAGCAATTCGTCGGTCGGGTGAAACCGTAAAGCCTTTCGGGGAGTCGTTCCTTGAGACATTGACGCGAGTCGAGGTCTTAGACGATGACCCTTTGGCGTAACGCGGGAGTCCTTCACCTATCTCGTAGCGAGACTATCGCTTGAGACTGGACTCTCGCCCCAAACTTTAATAGCACTAGATCAAACAATGTTTAGGACTTTACTTCAAGCCCTAAAGGACAGAGCAAAGGAGCAAGCGGATGCCAGTCGAGCTAAAAGGCGCAGATAAACTCCGCAAAGCCCTGAGAGAATTTGAACCTGATCTAGCCAAAGCCACTACTAAACAAATGGCAGCAGCGCTGAAGCCAATTACCAATAAGGCTCGCGGCTATATGCCAACAAATACTCAAATGCTATCTGGTTGGACTTCAGAAACATCTTTGGAAAATACAGTTAAATATCGCGTATTTCCTAAGTATGATCAAACCGAAGCCAAGCGTGGCGTTAAGTATTCAACTAGTCCTTCTAAACCTAATAAACGTGGCTTTGTATCTTTGGCGCGTATCATCAACTCGTCTGCCGGTGGAGCGATTTACGAAACAGCAGGTCGTAAGAACCCAAGCGGACAACCTTCACAGGCTTCAACTCGTGGTAAATACAGCAGCTATATCGACACCTCGAACAAGGTTAATAAATCTCTTAACCCTAACGCTGGCAAGCAGTTTATTGCTCGCGCTAACTCATTGGGAGAATTGGTCAACGCAAGACCACGCCAGCAAGGGCAACGTGGCCACGTATCCCGTAAGATGACTGGCCGCGCTATATTTAGAGCGTTTGCAGAAGATCAAGGCAAAGTCACGGCCGCGGTAGTTAAAGCCATTGGCAGTTCTGCCATTGAATTCAAAGCAAAGACACAGGTTAAATAATGGCTGATCTAAAGATAGATATTGCTTCGGTATTTTCTGGCAAGAAAGCCTTTCAAGATGCCGCTAAATCGACTATCGGGCTTAATAGCCAAGTCAAGAACCTTGCTAAATCTTATTTAGGATTATTCACCGCTCAGCGTTTAGGTCGTGCGGGTTTCAATGCCGCTAAAGCCTTTGCAGCAGACGATAAAGCGGCAAGAGTATTAACCCAGTCACTCGATAACTTGGGTCTAGCCTTTGCAGATCCTTCAGTTAAATCTTTTATTGCCGATCTTGAAAAACAATTTGGCGTACTCGATGACCAATTACGTCCTGCCTATCAGCGTTTATTGACTACAACTGGCGATGTTGCCAAGTCTCAGTCTTTGCTTCGCACAGCGCTCGATCTTTCAGCAGCTAGTGGCCAAGATGTCGTAACCGTTGCCGGGGACTTGAGTAAGGGTTACGTGGGTCAAACCCGCGCACTTGCTAAGTACGGTATAGGACTAACTCAGGCACAACTCAAAGCCATGTCCTTTGAAGAAGTTCAGACACGAATTAACTCACTATTTGGTGGACAAGCAACAGTTGCAGTAGATACCTATTCAGGTGCGCTTGCTCGTTTATCGGTCTCAGCCAATAACGCCAAAGAAGTAATCGGTGGCGGTTTGCTTGATGCACTTGCAGCCCTTGGTGGCGGTGGAGAAGGTGGACTTACCAACACTCTAAACTTGATCGAAAAGACATCTACTGCACTTGCTACCTTTATCCGTCGCTTTGGCGTTGGAGCAGGCATAGGTATTAAATTATTAAAGGGAGACTTTAAGGGCGCTATGGCTCTTGGTCAGGCAGAGCAAAACCGTGGTAAAGATACTTCTGGTTTAACTCCTGCTATTAAGACTGAATTACAAAAGGCAGCAGCGGCTAAAGCATTGGCTAAGGCTGGAACTCAGCAAGTCAAGAACACTAAAGCCCAGACCGCCGCTATTAAAGAACAGACAGCGCTTACTAAGGCAAACACTTTATTTGATCTTCAACAGACACAGATTATTGCTGCACTCAAGGGCGATATCTCAAACGAAGAGCGCAAGCGCTTAGAACTGCAACTGGCTATCCTTACCGGCAATACAACAGAGGCTTCTAAACTAGCTGGAGAACTTGCCAAGAGCCAAGGACTATCGCAGCAATTAGCCGCTTATCTTGCATCACTTCCAGATGCGAAGAACCCATTCACAGCATGGAAGTCTTATCTCGACATGATCGAGAGCCAAGTTGCTCGTATCGCGGCAGGCAACGTCCAGACAGTTCCAACATCGATGGCTTCAGGTTATGGAGTTACTGGCACTCAGTACTCATTGCCACAGGGATCACAGTTCACAACAGATGCAGGGGTTAACGTAACCGTTAACGTCAATGCTGGATCAGTCATCGCAGAAGAAGGCTTGAAAGATGTCCTACGCGATAGCCTGCTAAGCGACTCACTCTCAGCTAAGTTTGCTGCTATCTACCGCCAAGGCGGATCGTTCGGGGCTGGTTAATGGCACTTCCAGCGCAGATCAGCGTATCGTTCGACTTTACTTCGGGCGCTACTTTCGGCTATCCCTTTACTATCGGTGACGATAAATATGGACGGCTTGGCATTGGAACTCTTGCATCTACAACAACTCCAGAACCTACGGTTGATCTAACTCCAGACGTTCGATCTATTTCGATCAAGCGCGGTCGTAACATCATGCGCGATACTTACGAGGCTGGATCTTGCACAGTTCGTGTTCTAGACCCTAATTCTTATTTCAACCCGCAAAACACCTCTAGCCCTTATTACGGCTATCTAACTCCGCTGCGCAAACTGCGCGTATCAGCGACAGTTGGCGGAGTTGGTTACTTCCTATTTTCAGGCTATACAACAGACTATAAGTACACCTATCCGCAAAACCAAGAAACTGGTTACGTGGATATTGTCTGCTCAGATGCTTTCAGACTCATGCAACAGGCTGGAATTACAACAGTTGCGAGCGCTACTGCTGGCCAAGATACCGGCACACGCATTGGCAAAATCCTCGATCAAGTTCAATGGCCTGCGTCCATGCGAACTCTCGACACAGGGCAGACTACTTGCATAGCCGATCCTGCCACTTCTCGCACAGCTCTCGATGCCCTAAAGAACGCTGAGTTCTCCGAGCAAGGTGCGTTTTATATCAACTCAGAAGGCACAGCGGTATTTCTAAACCGCACTAACGTTATTAAGAAGTATGGCGAGGCTCCGATTGAGTTTAACCAAACCACAGGCATCCCATACACAGACTTGCGTTTTGCCTTCGATGATAAGTTGATCATCAACAGCGCTGGCATGACTCGCGTGGGTGGCACTATTCAGGTCTCGGAAAACTCTGCCTCGATCGCTAAGTACTTCCCTCATCAGTTAAACGAAACAAACCTCATAGCCCAGACGGATGCGGATGCTCTTAATATCGCCAAGATCTATGTAGCCACAAGAGCTGAGACAACTATTCGTATCGATGCCATGACGGTTGATCTTCTAGACCCAGATGTTCCAACTGCAACTATGTTGAACTTGGACTACTTCTCAAACTTAAAGATAACTAACGTGCAGCCAGACGGCTCAACGATCGTTAAGACACTACAGGCACAAGGACTGGACTGGCAGATTACGCCAAACGCCATGAAGGTCACAGTTACAACTCTCGAACCTATAGTCGAGGGCTTCATCATCGGAAGCGATGTATCGGGTATAATCGGTACTAACATAATGGCGTATTAGGAGAAAACAATGGCAACAGGCTTTCCAGCAGCTACAGGCGATGTCCTAAGCGCGGCTATGTATAACGGGCTTACATCCTTCACCGTAGGCGCGGCTAACACAACCGACTACACAGCGACTATCTCTGATGCTTATCAGACACTCGAACTAATGAACAAGGCAACTGCTATCGCCTTTAAGATCCCAACTAACGCCTCTGTTGCGTTCCCAGTTGGCACAGTAATTACAGTTCTTAATATCGGTGCAGGTACTTGCACAATTTCAGCAGTTACTTCAGGCACAACAACTGTTCTTTCGGCCGGTGCAGTTGCGGCTTCTCCAACTCTTGCTCAATATAAGTCAGCAGCATGTATTAAAACTGCTACCGATACTTGGTATGTCGTTGGTGCAATAGCCTAATGATCGCTAATATCGTTGCGGCTGCTTTAGCGCAGCCGATCTCTGGCATAACTAATGCTGAACTACTGGTCGTTGCAGGCGGCGGAGGCGGTGGTGGTCGCGTAGGCGGCGGCGGTGGAGCAGGCGGTTATCGCAGTTTTTCAGGTTTAACCTTTACGCCTAGCAGTTCATTTACGGTAACAGTAGGCGGCGGCGGAACTGGCGGAGTTTCAAATACAGGTTCATCGACTGCTGGTAGCAATTCCGTTGGCTTTGGTTATACATCATCTGGCGGCGGTAAAGGTGGAAACGCAGTTAGCGGTGATCGTCAAGGCGGTAACGGCGGTTCTGGTGGTGGTTCTAACGGTAACGAAACACTTTCAGGCGGTTCAGGTAATACAGGATCATATTCTCCAGTTGAAGGTTACGCAGGCGGTTCATCGCAATTCGTGCCGGGCGCGGGCGCAGGCGGCGGAGGCGGCGGTGCTTCTCAAGTTGGTGCTAATGCAGCAGCGCCTAATGGTGGCAAAGGTGGAGATGGAACAGCTTCTTCAATTACTGGTTCATCAGTTACTCGCGGAGGCGGCGGTGGAGCAGGCGTTGAGTCTGGCGGAACAGCAGGCGCAGGTGGAGCTGGTGGTGGCGGTGCAGGACTTGCCACAGCAGGCACAGCAACCGCAGGTACAGCCAACACAGGCGGCGGAGGCGGCGGTGGCTATTGCTGTTCAGGTACGCAAAACGGTGGCAACGGTGGTTCTGGAGTTGTAATCATTGCTTACCCAGATACTTTCGCAGCTCTTTCAAGCATTGGCGGGGGTCTTACTTACGATCAACCTACTCGCAGCGGTTATCGCGTTTATCGCTTTACTGGCGGAACAGGAACGGTGACTTTCTAATGGCTCACTATGCACAATTAGATGAAAATAACGTTGTAGTTCAAGTAATTCCAGCAACAGGCGATGATCTAGAAGCAACTCTAGAAGCTGATACAGGTTTAATTTGGCGCAGAACTTCATATAATACTCGAGCTAATATTCATGAATTAGGTGGAACTCCTTACCGCTATAACTATGCAGGTATTGGCTATACGTTTGATCCTAACTATGGCGATGAAGGTGCGTTTGTTTCGCCTAAACCTTACGAGTCATGGAAGTTATCAAATGTCGATGCAACTTGGAAAGCGCCCAAGCCTTATCCAACAGACGGCCTAAAGTATGAATGGGATGAAAGCCTAGGTGACTGGGTTGAATCCTAAATTATGCAAAGCAGGACAACAACTTCGTGAGCAATTCGATGACTGCTTCAGCGACCGTGATCGTACCTCAGACGGTTGGATCGGTGATAGTCGGCACTCAGCTCGTAAGTCTGACCATAATCCAGATGAGCAGGGCTGGGTACGTGCCATCGATGTTGACCGCGATCTATCCGGCAAACCCAAGCCAGACATCATGCCCGATCTGGCTGATCAACTTCGTGTCTTGGCAAAGTCTGATAAGCGCATCTCATATCTCATCTTCGACGGCAAAATTGCAAGCAGTAAAAGCGCTTGGCGCTGGCGAACTTATACTGGGATTAATAAGCATCGCCATCATCTCCATATCTCATTTAGCATCAAAGGCGATGAAGATGGCTCGTTCTTTAATATCCCGTTACTAGGAGGCACACAATGAATATGAAGAACCCTTACGTCCTTACAGCAGGTGCGTTCTTATCTGCTTGGGCAGCATCTAACTTCGCAGCAGACTACCGCTCTGTTCTCTGGGCTGTACTAGCTGGGGTCTTTGGATATGCGACACCTAAACGATGACTCCAGCGGACTACTTAAATCTTTATATTGCCACTCTTGCGATAGTGGGTGGATTAGCGGGCTATGTGATCACTCACTTGCTGTCGGAGATCAAGCGACTTAATGCGCGTGTCGATGAGATCTACAACATACTTTTAGAGCGATAATTTATCTATGGCTCGCAAGAAGGCTATCGACTTAGAAGCATATTCGATGCTCGATCAGTACTGCATTGGGCTTAACGAGTATTACAAGTCATTGCGCAGAGCTGGCTTCGATGTTGAAATGTCTCTTGCTATTTTGCTTGAACCTGCAACTTATCCGGCAACTATCTTGCCAATGCCTAATTGGTTGCCACCGCTTCCCGACCGCATCCCCTATGACGATGACGATGAGGATTAACCATGTTTCGTACTGTAATCGTTTCAGACTTACAGATACCTTTTCACGATAGACAGGCCACTAAGAACTTAATTTCCTTTATAGCCAAATGGAAGCCCGACGAGGTTGTAACTATTGGCGATGAAATTGACTTTAACACGATCTCTAAATGGAGCGAAGGGACACCAGAGGCTTATGAACAGACTCTTGGAACTGATCGCGATGAAGCTGTTCAGGTTCTTTACGATCTAAAGGTCGACCACATGATCCGCTCAAACCACACGGATCGCCTTTACACCCAGATCATGCGCAAGATCCCTTCATTCCTATCTTTGCCAGAACTTCGCTTTGAGAAGTTCATGAAGTTAGACGAATTGGGTATTACCTTTCACCGCACTCCTTACGCCATAGCGCCTAATTGGGTTGCAGTCCATGGCGATCACACACCAATTAAGTCTATCGGTGGCCACTCAGCCCTTGAAGCGGCTCGTAGAATGGGCAAGAACGTGATCTCAGGTCATACGCACAGAGCAGGGCTATCATCCTTCTCAGAGGCCGTAGGAGGCCGTTTAGGGCGTGTTTTAACTGGGGTTGAGGTTGGTAATCTCATGGACTTTAAGAAGGCTGCATATACCAAAGGGACGGCTAATTGGCAGCAAGCCTTTGCGATTATGTACCAACACGGAAATAAGGTTTCAGTATCGATTATTCATATCGAAAAGGATGGAACTTTTATCGTCGAAGGCAAAGTTTATGGACGATCTCGATAACGACATCCGCCGAACGATCGATGATGCGATGGACGATGGAGAATTGTTACCGTTTCGTTATCAACACACCGTCAGATAGTCAGATATTTATGCAACACTTAACCCAAGAAGCTGCGAAGGGCGCAGTAGAAGGGCAGTAAAATGAGTACATTGCAGTTAATTATATGCGGTATCGCTTTCCTCATGTTCTTTATGGGGTACAAAATTGGACACCGTGACGGCTATTTGGTAGGTCGCAAAGCAGTCCGTAAGCAATACGAGCAGCTTGCCAAGGTGAGAGCATGATGGCGCGTGACTTCCTTAACGAAGCAAGAGCAACCATCCAAGACCGAGGTCTCGACTACGGTCATCCGTCAGACAATATGGCAAGAACGGCTGCCCTCTGGTCGAGTTATCTGGAGATGCCAATTACTGATTATCAGGTCGCAACGTGCATGGCACTCGTCAAAATAGCCCGAAGCATGGAGTCGGCCAAGGTCGATACCTATGTTGATGCGACTGCTTACCTAGCCATTGCCGGACAACTACACACAGAGGAGAATGAACTCTATGTTTAATCTTGAAGATTACGAGACAGTCGAAGAACGCCTAGTTAAGTTCTGGAAGGATCATCCTGATGGCCGAATTGATACTACTTTGGTTGAGTCAACGCTTCAGCGATTTATTGTTAAGGCTTCTGTTTATCGAACTGAAGTGGATGCACAGGCTTGGACAACTGGCTATGCAGAGGAAACAGTCTCGACTAGAGGAGTTAACTCTACGAGCGCGCTTGAGAATTGCGAAACAAGTGCGATCGGTCGCGCTTTGGCCAACGCAGGCTATGTTACGAAAGGCAAACGACCTAGCCGCGAGGAGATTTCTAAAGTAAAGGCTAACGAACCTAAGCCTTTACTTACCAGACTTGAAGAAAAAATCATTATGGAAGTTGAAAACGATCCGTGGACAACGAAGGCAGTGAGTGAGACTCCGACAGTTAGTGAAGCGGTTGATCTGGTCAAAGAAGTATTAGGTGGAGTGAAGATCGACAAAGACATTCCGTTATGTCGTAACTGCCATGACCATAAGCCTATGAGTTGGAAAACTGGCGTAAGTACTAAGACTAATAAGCCGTGGGCGAACTTTAGTTGCTTCGCATGTAAAGATGTACTTTGGTATAACTTGTCGCCAGACGGCACTTGGAAAGTCCGAGAGGGTCAATAATGAGCGGCTTACAGTTTATGAACCAAGATGGTGAATGGGAGTCATTCCCAGATGTCGATGTAATTGAACACTATAAGAAAATACGAGAGACGATTAAGGCAAGTGGGATCATTACTCGATGCTGTCTATGTAATCGAGAGTTCGATGTATCCGAGATCGTTATTACCGGCGGATCTTTAACGGCTGGCTTTACTTGGTCATGTCCAGACTGCCATGCAGTAACTTTGGAGTCTAGTGTCTCAAAGTAGAAAACATCGAGGCTTCCGCACCGAGCGTGTGGTGGCTGATTATTTGAGGCTCTGGTGGGATGGGGCTTCAATAGGTCGAGGTAATGGGCGCGACATACTCAATGTTCCGTTCGACTGCGAGGTTAAGGCGCGCACAGGACTCGACATAAAAGGAACGCTGCGCCAGATCGAGAGTCGTACTTCCGAGAGTGGCTTATTGGGGTTTGCCACTTTTAGACTCAACGGGCAGGGTGAGACACCGTCAGATTATGTGGCGATGCTTCGTCTTGGCGATCTGGTGCAGCTTCTCCTTGATGCTGGTTACAAGGATCGAGTAGATAAAGTTAAAGACTCAGACATATCCAGATGCTTAGACTGTGGCGTATACGCGCTCGGGGAGCGTTGCAAGTTCTGTAGAGAGGATCAGTAATGCCACAAGCAGGAGATGAACGAAATGTGCTACCAAAGGCTGCGCATACATGCTATTGCGGTTATTCGTTATTAAGTGCATATGGCTTTCTTGGCCAGAAAGAAGTTAGCCGGATGATGCTTAATCACTTGGAGTCAGTTCATGGGATCGAACCTTAATGCCTATCTACGAGTTCGAATGCACTAACGATCTATGCGAAGCCAACCTTCGCTATGAGAAGGAGTTAAAGATTAATGAACCACACGACGTTGAATGCGGGTTCTGCCATGAACCAATGCGCAAGATATACAGCTCTTTCGGGATCCAATTTAAAGGTTCTGGCTTCTACTCTACAGATAAATAACTTATCAACAGTTGTGGATAACTAATGTACATTCCTTTACTTCGTGCTTACGACACGCCCAGTTTATCCACATGCTTGACTCGTCCGCTACACTCTAGGCAAGAGCCCCTCAAGGGCTCAGACCGCGCCCGTAAGGGCTTAGCGCGGTGGGTTGCTGGAGTGTTAGTGGGAGCCTTTTGTCTAAGCGGTGCTGAGACAACAATGGCTCAAAACGTGCCAACTAAAAGCATCAAAGTATTAGCTGATAAACAGTTAACTGATAAACAATACAAATGCCATAACCAGATCATCTATCTTGAGAGTCGATGGAAGATCAATGCAGTTGGTAATAAGTCCGGTAAGAAGCAGACTCATGGTTATTATCAGATTAAAAGTGAGTCTATTAAAGGCAAACCATATGACTACCAGTTCTGGATATACTGGGACTATGTATCATCTAGATATGGGCTTACTCAATACGATGAACCTAACTATTGCTTAGCTCTTCATCATCTAATGACTAAAGGTTGGCAATAATGGCAAAGCGAGGAGACCCTCGATTAACGAGGAATTACAAAGCATTCAGGTTAAAGGTATTGGCTAGAGATCAATGGTCATGCTTCTATTGCCAGCAGCCAGCAAGCACAGTTGATCACATCATTCCAATTAGCAAGGCGCCTGATCTAGTGGTGAGTTTCGAGAACGCAGTTGCTTGCTGCCAGAGTTGTAACAGCTCGAAGGGATCGCGTAATCAGGGCGTTTTTTTAGGGCGGAAGGCTAC